GCAATGGACGAAATAACTGTGGGTGAGGACAATGTTGCTTTCGGATATGGAGCATTAGGTGGTGCATCTACATCGTCTGAAAATAAAAGAAATGTAGCGATTGGTAGTTCGGCTATGTCTGGTACAAATGCTGGAGCGGCTCAAAATATAGCCATTGGATATGCGGCTCTTGATGCGAATATGACCTCTGCCGCTGATAACAATGTTGCAGTTGGTTATTATGCCGCAAGTGGTATCACATCTGGTTCTGAAAATGTGGCAATCGGTACAACAGCGATGGAGGATGCTAATACTGCCGCTGGGAATGTCGCAATAGGAACAGAATCCCTTATGAATTTGACTGACGGGACTAATAATGTCGCAATAGGAAAAGTTGCAATGTAGCTATAGGTTATGGCTCTATGGGTGCTGTTAATGAATCATCTTCTCATCATGCTGATGCAAACATCGCTATAGGTTACAATTCTTTAACTGGAGGAACTTTAACAGATGGAAACCTTAGTCATAATATTGCAATTGGGTATGAAGCTTTAGACGCAACAGGGGCTAATGACCAACTTGGTACAATAGCGATTGGATATGCGGCTCTCGGTGCATTGACATCTGGAGCTGGTAACACGGCAGTTGGATACCAATGTTTAGATGGAACTGATGATGGAGCATTAAATACTGCCGTTGGTTATCAATCCCTGTCTGCAAATTGTGGCAATGGGAATGTAGCTGTAGGATATAGGGCTGGTTATGGAGTTACAGGGGCTTTAAATATTTTAATTGGGCATCAAGCAGGTTACGATACAGTACAGTTGACAAGTGGTACTCAAAATATAGTCATAGGAGATAACGCAAGAACATCTGCCGCTGATTCTACAAATCAAGTTGTCATTGGTAGAGATGCACAAGGCGTTGGAGATAACTCAGTAACACTTGGTAATGCATCTATATTGAATGTTTATGCAGGTTCAGATGGTGGTGCTCATGTTCATTGTTCTGGTGTATCATTTCCAGCAACTCAAGACGCAAGTGGTGGAGCAAATGTGCAAGACGACTATGAAGAAGGCGGTTGGACTCCTGTTCTTTCTGATGGCACAAATAATGCAACTATGAATGGAGGGAATGCCAGTTATGTAAAAATTGGAGCAAGTGTAACTCTGGTCGCTCACGTCTCAACAAGTAGTTTAGGTTCAGTAAGTGGCAACATAAGAGTGACAGGGTTGCCCTTTACTAATGGTGCTACTACAACAAAGCGGACAGCCGTGTCTGTAGGTTTTGGTACTGGGCTTGCTATTACTGCTGGAACTAATGTAAGTGGTTGGATTGAAGGTGGTGGCTCAATCATCCATTTAATGAATTGGGATATAACTGGTGGTGCGAGTTATATGCAACATTCTGAATGGACAGACGATGGTAATGTGATGATTAATGTAACATATTCTGTCGTATGATGTTGATGCAATTTAATTCAATACTATATGGATATATAGTTGGAAACGAATAACAACAAGGAGTTAAAATGGCTTTAGAAAAAAAAGTAACATACGATTATGAGGTTCGTGGTGAATATAAATGTATTCAACAACGAGCAAGAACTGCGGTTGTAGAAGATGGTGAAGAAATATCATTTTCATACCATAGAACATCATTTATGCCAGATGCAGATGTAAGTGGCGAATCTGATGAGGTAAAAGCATTGGCTGATACATTATGGACAGATGCAGTTAAAAAAGCGTATGAAGATAGTAAAGGATAAATAATGAAATGGTCTAAATATAGTTCATTAAAAACTGCAAAGAAGGTTGCGTTTAAGAAGGTTGCTGAAGCAAAAGATAGCGATGACAGGGTAACAAAACCAGCCCACGTTGTCTTATCTCAGAAACGCTTTGATAGTGAAACTGGTGAAGCATTAGATGATTCAAAACATGAGTATTCTCTTGAAGATTTAGAAAGAGAAAAGGCTCGCTATGATAAAGATATGGCAGAAGCAAAAGCAGAAAGTGATGGATTGGCAAAAGCAATAAAAGATTTTAAGGCCGTAAAATAAAATAAATCAGGAGGATAAATGTTAGGATACAAAGACCTAAAGTCAAAAAGTAAAGTGACTGTCAGAAAGAAAAAAGTGATAGACAGCCCAGAAATAACAGAAATAACAGACGAGGCACAAAATATTATTAGGCAACACCAGCCAGAGAGGTCACATGAAGAATTGCAGTTGGTTTCAAAGCGTTTTGATCCAGCTACAGGAGAGGCTTTGCAAGACCAAGTACAGGCGATAAATATTGAATCTGTAGAGGGTCAGCTAAAGTCAAAAAAAGAAGAGAAGGCTCGCGTAGATTCAGAGGTCGCAGACCTTGAGCTATTGCTTGCAGACTTAAACAAAGTTAATTTAACAGCAGGAGATAAAAATGAGTGAACAAGAACCTCGCACATATACCATGTCATTTGAAGATGGTAAAACCGTAGAAAAAACAGCAGATGAGCTCACACCTGAGCAAGTGTTTGCCTGTGAAAAAGTTGGAGCTTTAAACAACGATATAGGCCGTTTAAACGCATCCCTTGCGGACAATGTGGTATTAAGAGATCATTATCAGCAAATTGCCAAGGAAGGCTTTGAGGATAATGACTCAGAAGAAAAATCAGAGGAATAATATCCTATACCGAAAATCACATAAAGGCAAAGACGTAAAAATATACTTTAAGCCGTATGACTTTGATGACGACATTCCAAGCTCTACGGCCAAGTCTTATGTGGTCTGGTCTGGCGGCAAGATACATTTGAAGACCGACAGTCTCAAAGCGGCAGAAGAGGAATACACCAAAGAATGTAAAAAGCATTACAAAGACGTTCATGGGCGTTTCCAAGTTGGTATACACACCATTGTGGACGGAGTTATTAAAACAATAGGCGAAGAAACATGATGTATATGGCTGTCGTACCGGGGCAATGTTTGTCCATGTTGTATAATGGTGCACACTCTTACCATTATATTAATAAAGGTTTTACGATGGCCCTGTTTAAACGCTATGAGTATGTCAGGGCCGAGTGTGTTATTATTGACAATGGTAGTGTGTTTGAGATAGGTAGGTGGACAGGCGTATTTGATGCGTTAGGGTGGTCATATAGAATTATTGATTCTAATGAATGGATGCGATATTTCGGCCTGTGGCCTGAAGACCCGATTCTTATGGATCAGCATTGGATGGATGTCGTGAAATATAGATATCCTATGATACCTGTTAAGCGTGACAATTACGAGCCTATTCTTGCCGCCTGTTATTTGTACGACAAAGATAACAACGAATCTGTGGGGGCTTTTGTATGAGTAGTTTTGATGATTTTATAGAACCGTTGATAGAGAGAGAAGGTGGCGAAAAAATAGTCGTTGACACAGGAGGAACGACAAAATACGGCATAAGTGAGCACGGCACAGACCTATCTTCTGACCAGATAAAGGCATTGACAAAAAGAAAAGCTATCGAGATATATAGAGATCAGTATTATAAACCCTCAAAATGCAACAGATTGCCTGAGCATTTACAAGAGGCGTTTTTTGACTGCGTTGTTAATCAGGGTAGGTCAAGAGCAACAAAAATCATGCAGAAGGCCGCAAATCACAAGAATGGAAAGGGCAAAACAATATCTGTTGATGGACGAATTGGCCCTAATACAATAAAGGCGGTTCAAAATTTAGAGGTAGAAAGGTTCCGGGCGTTCAGGCTGATGCATTATGCAGAGATCGTTCTTAAACGTCCAGACAAGTATGAAAAATATTATTATGGATGGTACCGTAGGTGCAATTCAGTATGAAATCAGAGGAATTTAATGAGAAGGTCATTGCTACATTAGCAGAACACGGTGCAAAATTAGATGAAATATTTGCAAGGCTAAAATCAATAGATAGGACATTGACACACAACATGGGCAGAGTAAATGCATTAGAAACAAGTCTCGCCTATATGAAAGGTATGGGCGCGTTAGTGGGTAGTGTTCTGTCTATCTTTATAGCATTGGTCGCATATTTAAAATAAGAGGTATATAATGGAATGGATGGTAGAAAATTGGGAGTATGTATTAATAGGCGTTATGGCTGTTGATAAGGCTGTAGCATTAAGCCCATCGGAATGGGATGACCTATTGTGGACATCAGTTAAAAAAACAATCTTTAAATTAGCAGGGAAAACAGATGAGTCTTCTAAGTAGATACGTTGCAAGACAAGTAAAAAAACATGGTTTGAAAACTTTTATGATCAAACTTTTGGAAATGGTGGCAAAGGCAACTCCATCAAAGAAAGATGATAAAGCAGTACAGGATATAAAGAAAATTCTTAATAAATTATGATAATAGAATAAAGAGGTAAACCATGCCTAAAGGACGTGGCACATACGGCTCTAAAAGAGGCCGACCTAAAAAAAAGAGCAGGGGTTTAAAACCAAAAAAAATAGGTAGATAATGGCTGTTACATCGACAATAGAATACTGCACAGACCGAGATATATATGACGTATATCCACAGATCAAACAAGCGGACTCAAAAACTCGCATCTACGGCTGGGTAACACATAGCTCAAATCTATACCGGGCAGACAACTGTGGTCTGGTCACGCAACTCTTTGTCAATGGTCAAGACTTAGGTTCTGCGGAGGCGAATAGCGGTGTTGTGAACGCTAACGATGAATGGTTTTATGAGTCTACATTAGACGCAGTTTATTATTACAACAGCGCAACAAGTCCAAATGATATGGTAATGGAATCAGGTGAAGATGCCACTACATACACGCAGAGATATAGAAGAAACGCAAGTAGGCTTGTAGAGTCGAGACTTGATTCTCGAATGGCGTCAGAAATCAGCTTAGACAGGGAGGGCAGTTATCCATATATAATAAAACGCACAACAGCTCTTGTTGCTGTGTCTATGATGCTTAAAGCAGAAGACCCGATGAACGAGGTGGCAAATGCATTTATGGAAGAGGCAAATGAATATCTGGAAGGTCTTAAAAGCGGAGACATTCAACTGCCAAGCTCTGTGACAGGTGATTCGCCATACGGAGTGATAAGGGATGTGACATATACCTCTGGGGCAGTCAGGCCAATACAGACAAGAGGTTCTTATTCAGGTACATACGACCTGATAAAGGTAAAGATTATTGATGCTGGGGCTATTGGGACGGCAACCTATTCTGTTTGGGAAAAATCATCCACAGACCTAAAAGCCACGCAGGTTGTAACAGCAGAAACAATTAATGGCGATTATCAACAATGCGCAGGCGGATTAGAGATAAGATTTGCAGGTGCGACAGATTCTACAACTGCAACAGCCAACAACGAATGGGAAATAGAGGTATATGGCTCTGGTGAAGACGTAAGGACAAGCAATGTTGGCAATATAAATCTATCAAGAGGTTCATGGCATGTAGGACGTAGAAATGTCAAAGGCGGTTATCAGCGTGTAGGGCATAGGAAAATGCGGTTTTAATGGCACTTGTACTTGGCACAACATACGACAATGTCTTTTATGACAATGTATTGCAAAAACTGCGTTCTATTATTGTTACAGACAGAGCCTGTACGGTATATGTGTCACCTACTTATAAAGACAGAGGCACATACTCTGTAAGGCTATGGGGGCAAAGTTCAGAAACAGACCTGATGACAGCCTCAGAATGGAGAAAACTGTATAGTGTTGAGATCGCTCTTTATTCTATTGGGGAGGAAGGCGATGAAAGGTTTTATGAGCAATTATATTCAGACGCAGAAAGGCTATACCAGTTGTTATTCAACAACAAAGAAAACGGTGCGGCATCGTTTCCTTGGCATGATGGGACAGTTAGTGAGGTGGTTTTCGATGAATTTACAGACGATGAGGATGGTGTAGATGGATTGCATGTTGCAAGATTTTCATTTTCATGTAGATTAGTAAGGGCAGGTTAATATAAATTAGAGGCAGTATTATGAGCAAAGCACAAAAAAAGAAAGGCTATAAAGCCACAAAGGCGTTTAAATCATTTATGCCAAATAAAGGTTTGTTAACACAGGCACAACATAAGGCATTGACGCAGGGGCAGTCAGACGAATTAAAAAACGTACCAGAAAAGCAGATGAACTATTTGCTCGCAAACAATTTAATACAGGAAGTATAAGGAGATAGCTTATGGCTACCAACGCATCAGGGAGAGAGTATAAATGTATCGTAGGAAAGCAAGACGTTTCTGCTTTGGCTATTGGGGGAGATGGGGACTTGGCAGATGGCGATTTTGTGAGCGGCTCAAGATTGTTTATGAGGGTTGCTCAATTAAATGGCATTAATTACGATGGAGCATTTTCAACTGCAACGGCAATGAGGGCCGGGCGCAGAGCGTATGAGGACGGCGATTTTATACGTCATTATGGTTCTGGCACATGGACATGGGACTTTGATTATCTGGTTGAAAATGAGGTAATGTTGCAGACCCTCCTTAGTTTAGCAACAGGTGTCGCAGATTGTACAGGAGCCGTCACAGTTAATGCCGCAGTACATGACGCGCATGAAGACCTGTCTCACGGTTCACAGACTGCTGACAACGTGGGCATTATTTTACTTGAGGCCGCTACAAGCACATCTGGCCTTGATGCAGATGACCAAATAATGCACAGCGCAGTTTTACAAAATTTAACATTGGCTTTTGATATGGGTACTGACGCAGGGCGTATGCACGCATCTGGGCAATTCATGTCCGGCTATGCTCCTATTATTAAAAATGCAGGAGTGACAGGCGCCGCTACTGCATCAAACTTTGAAAAAGGTTTATTTGATTTTACAGGTGCATTAACAGTTGGAGGTCATGCAGTTACATGCTCTGCTTTTACAATGACAATTTCTAATCCTGCAAATAGGATTGGATGGCAGGGGTCAAGTGCAGAGACGGATGGATACGTTAGAGGTGGACTATATGACATATCTGGCTCTATTACTGTAAAATACGATGCGAACATGGCTGATGCGCTTTCTACAGACTGGAAAGCAAATACAGCTTATGCATTAGCGTTAAATGACGGCTCCAATTTTGACATCAGTATACCATCGGCTCGCATGACAGGCCACAATATTGACTTTGCTGATGAGGGCATGTTTGTAGAAATTCCTTGGACAGCAACTACAGGAGCCGCCGCAAGTGGAAACCTTGCAGTCATAACAATGTCATAAAAGAAACTGTTTAAACGGAGGGAATCATGGCTGACAAAAAGCTCAAGTCCGGGCGTAAGGTACAGATCAAACAAATGACTGTTGATCAAATAGACGAATGTACCGACATTCCAGAAATTATATTTGAAGATGGGTCTATTAAGACCATTAAAAACTCATCCAAAGCTCGTACACAATGGATACGGTATGGCTTAGGTGGTGGTGATTTTAAAGAATATAATGAAATAGGTGGAAAGCCCACAGATGATGTCATTAAACAGCTCACGCTTGAAGAAAAAGACGAGCTAATGACTCTTATACAAGACGTTCAAACGCTGGGGGAGTAGAAGGCCTACAATTAGGAATAAACGCCGTTTGTAGCCTATTAGGCGCATCAGATGGTAGGCCTGAGTTTGAGGCGTATCCATACACAACAAAGTCTGTTCTAAATACAGAGCCTACTGTAACATTTTACGACAGAGAAGATGTAAACCGATATTTATTAAGGGTTTACAGAGAGGCCTTAGCTCACAACAAAGGGAATCAGGGTGGTGCCATGCTTGATACCTATGTGCAAATTCCGTTTTTTTCAAATATAAATATATTTCTTGATGCTAAATTACAAAGTGACATTAGGCGATATATGTACGCAAAAGATACAGGGACTCCGCCATACTCAGGAGGTTATGGTGAAACGCCTAAGCTGTGGCTGGATAAATATTTTCTCATTAAGTCTATTATAAATGAACATGAGATTAGGAGAGTAAAAAAGCGTGGCAACAAATAAACAAATAATAGAATTTCAAGGCAAGGGCATTGCCAAACTTAAAGGCCAGTATAAAGAATTAGAGAATAGGACAAGAAGGCTTGAGGGTGCTACTAATAGAGCATCTAAAGGACTTGGGGGAATGGTTGCCGCATTAGGGCTGACCACAGCGGCACTTTATGGAACCATGAGAGCAATGTCTGGAGTAGTTAGCGTAGGTAGAAACTTTGAAAAGCAAATTAGCAACCTGTCGGCCATAACTGGAGCAACAGGCAAAGAATTACAGGCGTTAGAAAGAAATGCCAGACGCTTGGGTAGCACTACGGTATTTACGGCGTCAAATGTTGCGGAGTTGAGCGTCGAATTTGGAAAGCTGGGCTTCACAAGCAAGGAAATACAAGGAGTCACCAAAGATACATTAGCGCTTGCCGCCGCCTCTGGTTCAGACCTTGCGACCTCTGCATCTGTGGCTGGTGGAACATTAAGAGCCTTTAGCATGGATGTGTCTGATACATCAAGAGTGACAGATACAATGGCTCTTTCTTTTGCGTCTTCTGCGTTAGACATGGAAAAATTTACTAATTCAATGCAGTATGTCGGGCCTATAGCCAAAGCGGCTGGGATTGACGTTGAGGGCGCAACAGCTATGCTTGGAACACTTGCGAATAATATGATTAGTGGCTCGATGGCAGGTACGTCATTGCGTAAAATATTATTAGAGGCCGGGCGAGAAGGTTCAAAACTTGCAAAAAGAATGGGTGGCCCAGTTAAGTCAATGGGTGATTTTCAAAAAGGGCTTAAAAAGCTAAGGAGTGAAGGTTTTGATGTAATGGCTGAAGGGGCTGATCTTGTTGGAAACAGAGCGGTCACAGCGTTTGGCATTTTACTTGATGGCGTTGACTCGACAGACAAATTAAATGATAGCCTACAAAACGCCGCAGGCTCTGCGCAAAAAATGGCAGACACACAGCTTGACAATCTTGATGGTAGCCTGACATTATTAAATAGCGCAATGGAAGGCCTTGGTTTGCGAATTTTTGAGTTTGTTGGAGGCCCATTAAGAGGCATGATTGATGGCGTAACCGAGCTGACAAATGAAATAGACGGTGACACAATAAGGTCTATACAAGCGTATTCTCTGGGTGTTGGCGCTGTAGTGTTAGCTGTCAAAGGATATAATGCCGCAGTTTTAATAGCGCGAAAACGTACAATATTATTAAACGCCGCAATGGCAAAAACACCTTGGGGTGTTATTGCTGTTAGTGTTGGTTTGTTGGCAGGGATGTTTTTAGACCTTTCTGGGGCGTTGGACACAAGCGATGAAGGTCTAAAAGATGTTAACGATGGGATGGACGACTTAACCAAAAAAGCTAAAAAGGCTAAAAAAGCCGTAGAAGGATTAAAAGAAGAATTTAGTGCGAAAGACGAGGTTGAGTTAAGATTTGCATTTAATGAGGATATGCTCAACGATTGGCTTGAGGGTGGACGAGATATTTGGATAGATCAAGAAAAATTGCAAGAGGAATTAAGAAACAGCTTTAAAAGAACAAAAACAGAATTGTTTGACCCTGTGTTTGTTGAGGTTCCGACCATGATTCAACAAACATGGGCTGAGGCAACAAGGGCAAAAATAGTAGACATGCAAGAAACTGCGGAGCAGTATTCTCAACTGACTGACGGCATTATGGGATTATCTGATCAATACACGCAATTTGAAATGCAAAATATTGACAATCGAAGGCAAAAAGAAATTGATGCGGCAATGGCATCGGGCCTGAATGAAGAGGCAAAGCAAGCAAAGATACAAAATATTAAAGAAAAATATGCTAAGGAAGAAAGGGCTTTAAGAAAGGCACAGAAAGCTCCTATGATTGCTCAAGCTATAGCCAATACGGCTGTAGGTGTAACAAAGGCATTAGAGCAGTCTGGGCCACTTGGCATCGCCCTTGGAGCGCTTGTGGCCGCCACAGGCGCAATAGAGGTTGCAACAATACAGGCGCAAGAGTTTGCAACAGGGGGGCAATTTATTACTAACGGCCCTGAAATGATAAAGGTAGGTGACAATCCATCCGGAAAAGAACTTGTCGAAATAACGCCATTAGGGGGCGACCCAAACATCAATGGGCCACAGGGCAGAGGAATAACTTTGAATATTAGCGCTCCTCTTGTAGATGAAACTGTTGTAGATGCAATTATTCCAGCTCTTGAAAAAGCAAACAGGATGAACCTTGCCTAATGGCCTTTGGCACATCAATTAAACTTGGGAACATTAAAGAAAATTGGCTTTTTCAGTTTGGGTATTTTAATGGAGACGCACAAGGCAATGGAGACGGAGGGTTTACTGCTGTAACGCAAGCAAATGGCAATCCTAACTTAATTAACAACGGCTCAAATATAAACGACTCTCAGACGGATATTGACGTAGATGATGGAACGGTCTTTACAGTAGGCGACCATATAAAGGTTGATAATGAGATCATGAAGGTTGTTAGTATAAGCTCTAATGAGTTAACTGTGGCAAGGGAGGCTATGAGAACCACAGCGGCAACGCACAATGATAACACGCAGGTATATTGGCAAAATTTTTTCCCTATTTCATTTGCTGATGTAAAATATAGCGATGTGTATTATTATGGAGTTATTTTAAATAATCCATCCATTAGGGAGTCAATCGACCTTGCTAAGTCAACGGCTAAGACAGGAAATGTAAAGGTCACGATTGCAGATTTTGATTATCAAGGGAGCAAAATATCAAAAGAATTATTCGGCTCTACCAAGCAATATATTAATCAAGAGGTGAAAATATTATCGCAAATAAATGAGGACACGCCTAATCAAATTGGCTCATACAGGCTTGTTGACATATCTACAGATGGGTTTAAATTGAATTTATCATTAACTGCACACAGGCCTTGGGACTTTATTTCTTTTCCACAAGACAAAGCATCGTTTAAAAATATTTATTTGCCTATAGTTTATGGTGCTTATGCTCCTAATGCATCAAGGCAAAATTCTCAAGACTATTGCAATAATAAAGAGCTTTTTCCTGTTGTAAAATATGGAAGAGGTGGTCAAGCATCTGGGTTTGTCCATGAGTCTTTGAATGGTTCAAGCGGCAATGAAGGACGGCCACATATATATGAGGAGAGCTTGGATGCCTTTATACCTGTAACGGCGGCCGCAGGCTCAAGTAGCTACGAAGACAGTTCTGGCACTTTTGCAGGAGGTAATATTATTGGTAGCGACACAAGGTTGTTTAGGGGGTTTAAATGTAAACCTACAGGAGTACATGCAGACAATAATTGGGGGACTAACGCAGACAGGGCATTTAACAATAGTGGGGCAGATGATACAAGTAATTACGCTGAGGAGATTAGAGAGGTAAATACGACATCATCAGCAACGGACAGTCTGGTTCTTGCTTGCCCTGAAATATCAGGTAAAATAACAGCGCTCGAAATAATTGTCAGAGCATCGCTGACAACGGCAAGCACAGGAACAATAAATTATACATCGACACTATTGAATAAAACGCTGGGTAGGAGTGATGTGATAATATCATCCAGAACATCAGACGGAACAACTGGGCCAAGCGACTCGACCAAATTTGACATGACCTCAAGTATAACTAATGGTGAAATGCCGTCAACAGTACAGATAGACATGGTAACGCAAAGAATAACTGGTAGCGGCACAGTTATAGCAACAGGCAGGGTATATGATGTGAGGCTATTTGTAAAAGCAGACAATGACTTTGGCGATGACCCGGTAGGAGCAAAACAAACAGCGCAGGAGACTCAATTATATTGTGGGGCTGATGGATTAGTGGATAACGGATGGAACTCAAGCGCGGCCATTACAGAAATACACGAGGTGCATCGCGATCTTTTAAGTAGGTTTGCAGGCCTTAGCGATACAGACCCTACAGGGTGGAGTGACCTTGAGTCAAGCAAGGATTGGACAATTAGGTATTGGCAACATGAGCCAATAGAGCTTGAGAAATCGTTGGAACGGCTACAATATGAAGGGGGTTTTATTTATGTTCCCTCCAGTAATAAATATATTCACATCAAAGACTCTTACTCAACAACTGCCAGCAGTAATATTTTATCAAAGAGCGATATATCTGGCATTAGTATAAAACTGACACCATTCTCACAGCTTTTGACAAAGATGGATGTAAATTATGAAAAACACCCATCGGAAGACGGATATGTGATAACTCAAAACTGCACAAATTCGACCTCAAGGGCCAAATATAACATAAAGAGTGCCGAGAACAAAAAAAACGTGAATTTGGATATGTATATCGCTCCCACAGTACCATCTACGCCATCATCAAATCCTAACGATGACTTTTATACCTATTACGACAATATTTTTGGTAGCGTAAAACTGATTGTTGATTGTACTGTGGTCAATCCAGAATATTATGCTTTAGAGTTAGGTGACGTAATAGAATTTGACGAGAACAATATGTTCCCGGCAACTCCAATGGGTCACAACTCGGCCACATGGAACGGTTTAAAAATGATGATCGTATCAATGAGTAGGAGTGTTGGTACGCTTAAAATAACAGCGAGAGAGATATGAGTACATATAATAGATTTGCAACTCCCAGAGCTTATGTTGATATGATACAATACAACTTAGCAAATGGATGGCGTGACCTTGATGACATCACAACGATACAGGATGACGGCTCTACAGCCGTAACATTCGATGCAGGTAGCGAGGCCAGTATGTTTGATGGAAGACCTGCTAATTACGCCCAGATAGCGCACGATACAAAGAGCTTTTATATTCAGTTCAATACAGGTTTCACTACAGATACGTTAGCAGAGTCAAATTACATTGCCATACTTAATCACAATATGCATGACGCTGACGCTGTCTTTGTTGTGGAAATTGGAGATCAAGCAGACGGTAGCGATTTTACCAAAATATCAACTACAGGTAGCCATACTAAATTAATAAACGCGGACGCAAATGATACAGCAGGCGAAATAGATCCGGGCGACAACGGATGGACATTAATAACGTGGAGTAAAAAAACAAGCGATAACCAGTACGTCAGAATAACTTTTTCAGATGATAATGGAACAGCGCAAAACTTTTCAGAGGATCTGGTCATAGGTAGCATCCAGTATGGCGAGTACATAGACTTTCCATCTGTGGATATGAATATCACCACGAGTATCGACTATGAGGGAGTTAAGTTGCAAAGGTCATTAGGTGGTAATGTATATTCATCAATGACAAGTATGGGAGCACCGACTTGGGACAGTACCAATCCATTTAATACAGCCACGACAGCCAATGAGCAGACCTACACATTTAAAAGAAGGCATGGAAGGGTTAGACATTCAATGACCATGAGTCATATTGCTGATACAACGCTTTGGGCATCGGCCATGCAAGGTGTACAGGCCAGCAAATTCTACGATGCAGAAACATTGCACAGTAATTTCTACAACAAAGTGATGGGACAGCATTTACCATTTTTGTTTACCATTGATTCAACAAGCACAGAGGAGGGGGACTACGGTATGTTCAGACTTGACGACTCCACGTTTAGTGCACAGCAAACACTCCATCGAATGTGGACAGTTAAAATGGACTTGGTTGAAGATTGGTAGGGTTTGGCCCGGACGATGGTTTGGCGTTACCCTCCTGCCGCACGACCGTCCGATGGGCCAATTAAAGAGCGTTTAAACACTCTCTATTTTAGTATGTATTCTTTAGGCACGACTATTTCACCTCTGCCCTTGTAGAACTTTTGTTTGTATTTTTTATATGCAACCATGCGTTTTCCCATGTCATCATATTTTGTTTCCATGATCTCGTAAGGCTTTAGTTTAGCTATTTTATTTGGGTCTTTTAGCCAATACTTTGCAAAGTGACCTCTGACCAAAATAAGCTTGTTTAGCTTTCGCCCTGTCTTTGTTGCTGTGCCATTAGATGCGTTGGCTGTGCGAGCTATTCTGTTGTTTATGTAGATGCCGCCGCCAAGCTCGGCATGGTCTTCCTGAGTTTCTTCCCTATTGATGAACTTTCTTTTTCGGTTTTCAGAAATGTCTTTTTTCACAGGCTCTCTAAAAGTTACAACGGAATTAACGCTTGTGATGTATAGTATCGTCTGAACAGCCAGCAAAGTATAATATTTCATTATTTTATGCATAGACTCATTTATATCATCAGACACAGGTGTAGAGTTAAAGACTGCGTTATCTACCGATTTAACTATGTTCATGCCCTGTTTCAATACAAGCTCCCAATAATGACCATTGTAAGTTAATGGGTCAACGTCACGATCTTTTTTGTCTGGTCTTGACGGCATATATATTCTGATTAGCTTGTCATCGTTTTCATATTCTTCCAGATTGACATACATGCCCTCAAATGGGTGCTCTGTGTCTTTTCCATCTGTGTCAGTAACTTTTTTAGGGAGCATGATATACATTGATTCGTTTGGCGCAACCAGCCAATCTGTGCGGCAAGGATATTCTGTGTCCATCAGGTCGTCCACTAAGGCCTTGTCGTGTATGTATAGGTTTCTCTCTTCCCTGTACCATTTCCAATAATGATACAGTTGCCTTAGTATTTGATTGGCGTGTATTTCTGTTTGCGATACTGCATACTTTCTATCTTCCTCGCTAACCTTCGCAACATCAATCTTTGTATCCTCTTTTTCAATGCACCCTCTTTTAAACAATGTAAGATAAAAACAATTTGAGGCTATTACATTAATATAGCTAATGACGTAAGGATTTTCTACAAAGGCCTGCGGTAAATACTTGGTATCTACAGCGCATGTAAAATCAAAGTTTTCACCCATATTGCTTAGGCCTTGATATTCTAACATATCAGGGTTGATTTCAAAGCTGTAGGTTGAGCCTGTGCATTGATTTAATTTCCAATCGTAGCTGTGCTCAATGCTTTGCATGACGCTTTCCATCTTCATGCTGTGTTTTTGACCATTAGGTAGTGTCATAAAATAATTGTCTGGCATGGCACTTTGATAGGTCAATACCCTTTCAAGGTCAAACATTCTAATTGAGTTTTTCATACTTTTTTTACTCCATTAAAATTATTGACCCTACCTTGCTTGGTCGCAAAGTGAGGATCATATTTTTTACCTTTGCTGTAACCATTACCACAACGCACCACCTCATCATAGAACCATCGTTGCTCATCCCTTGCTTTATATAAGAAAGCATCATCAACATTGCAACACCTCTGACACTTTCTGCCAACCACGCTTTCACTTTGCTCTACCTTTGCCTGTGCTTGGCCTGTATGCTGGTTCATTAGCGTTTTCATGCCATCAGCCTCAACCTTGTTCAGCATACCCTTTATTAAGCCCTCTATGGCCCTATTTATCCCATCAAATGACTCTGGGCTTATCCTAAAACCCAGTTTCCTTACGAGGGCTTTTATTTTTGATTTTTGTATGTATGACATTTTTACTCCTTTTTTGATCTTATCATAACTACCCTTAATCTAACACTTATAACAATTAGATGCAAGAACTTATTTATAATAAATAAATCAAATATAACTTGACATACAATTATAACATGATTTAATATGAGGTATGCTAATATATGAAATTATTGCCAACTTGTTCATTTTAAGCATCTCACTTGTAATGATAGCGTGCTCAAGTTTTATACTGTTCATTGCAGGTGATGTAGTTTTTGAGCGAGCTGGAATTGAGGAGGGGCCACGACAGTTGGTCGTTGGTGCGCTCATATTAATAGTCATTATTATAATAACATAGGAAAGACAATGCAAGACACAATCAAAAAAGAAAAGCAGACCAAGGATCATAGGTTCCAGATCATCGGACTCGATAGGGTTCTACGGAGCAAGTTCCTAAGTGTGTGCAAACTGAATAACCGTTCAGGCAACGAGGTCTTGAAAGCCTTTATGCAAGAGTACATTGACAAGCATGACGAATCACAGTCCTGACGCACTACTACACAAGGATAGGATTTGTGACTATTTAAAATTAAATAGCACACAAAACAGGCCTATCAAATCAAGGCAGATGCAACGACTATGGAACATTCCCGACTTGGCCGTTAGGCAGGCTGTTGGTCTATTGCGTGACGAGGGCAAACCGATCGCAAGTGGCCCAAGAGGTTTTTATTACGCCAAGACACCAGAAGAGCTTGAGTCTACCATAGATAATTTGAGAGAGCGTATTTTGGTGATGGAAAGACGAAGGTCAAAGCTAATAAGCGCACAAAACAAAATGCGCCATGACAGTAATGGGCAGGGACTGCTGTTCACAGACCTTGATAAGTGAGTTGACATGACAAATGAAAAAAAAGCAAAGTTGTTAAGAAGGCGGAAGGCTAAGATTAAAAAATTAAATATGCAGAGAAATTCGCCTCTAAAAACTAAAGAATTAAAGAAAAAGCTCGCTAAACTTAAAACATTTAAGCGACCAGATATATTTGGCATAAAAGAAAGGATATTAAACAGATGATAGCTGACACTATAGATGATCTACATTATCAAATGGCTGAAGACCAAACTGATGAAGAGATAAATGATGAGAAAGCAGATGCAATTTTATACGTTATTCAAAAAGAGCGTGAAAAGATGCAGGATATTACTTTGCAGGCAGGTAGTCAATGTGAAAAGATAATAGAATGGCAACAGACGCAATGTGATAACATTCAAAGAAAGATAGACGACCTACAGGCTCGTTTGTATCAATATTTTAGCTATCAGGTTTTAAACGACCCTGACCTAAAAACAAAAACGCTACCAAATGGCACAATGAAGATACGCAAACAACAGCCGTTGTTGGTCGTTGAGGATAGGGCTGTATTTTTCAAGAACTTGGGAGATAAGACCGAGCTGACAAGGGTCACTACAAAGCATGAGCCGGATAAAAAAGCTATAATGAAATATATTAAAGATACAGGTGACGTTCCTGATGGGGTAGTGCTTGAGGAGCGTGACGTTAAATTTACAATTAAAACAGGAGACTAATATGTCGAATTTAGATGTAATAAATGCCTTAAATGAACCAACTCCAAAGAACAGGATAAAATTCAGAGTAGGCTTTAAGAACAGGTCAAACACAAGAGCCCGTATGTTAGGGTATGTAGATGCCCGGTATGTCATGGACAGACTTGATAGCGCTGTAGGCAAGGATAATTGGAGTGCCTACTATAAAGTCAAAGGGGACACCATGTTCTGTACCATTAAGGTGACATGGCCTGATGGACAGGTGACTGATAAATGCGATTGTGGCACGGAGACTGATGTCGATGCCGAGAAAGGCCAAGCATCTGACGCCTTTAAACGTGCCGCAGTCCATTATGGTATTGGACGTGACCTATATTCAATGGGAGATTTTTGGGCCGTACTTGACGCCAATGGATACGTAGACAGAGATTGGCAACCAGAAGGCTGGGACAGTTCTTCAATGAACAGCGGACAGGATGGCTCCTCATCCGATCCCATAACTACAGCTACCGCGTCCCAGCCTCCTACCTCTACAAATAAGACAGCTCAGGATATAGCAGATAGAATAGCAAGGCAGGAGCGTGCAAATGAGGCTGAAAATAGCCCTAAAAATGACGAAACACAGAAAATAGATACTAAGACACCTTTAAAACAGGGAACGCCTCCAGAGGACGAATCTGTAGAGGTTAAAAACCTAACAAAGATAACAGAGTCTGCAAAAGCCGTTCTAATGGTGCCTCCTGAGTTCTATCAAAAAGAGGGTGCTGATGATAAGGATGGAAATCAGACCAAACAGTATTGGATACCTAAGCAATACATATATAGTGATGACCAGATGATGAATGGCAAACACAGGATAACTGTTGCAAGGTGGATAGCAGAGCAAACGCTGGACAATGGAGAGCCTAAATACACGATTGACACAGGGGAAGACGTACCATTTTAATATATGAAAAAAACGGCCTACATAATAGTTCCTGCCGTTGTCAGGTATGATAAACGGTTGCCACTTGGTGCGCGTCTGTTATATGGCGAAATTAGCGGCCTTAGCAATATGCATGGTTTCTGTTTCGCCTCTAACGGCTACTTTGCCAAGGCTTATGGAGTAACTGATATTACCATATCGAATTGGATCAGTAAATTAAAGCAATGCGAATATATCAATATCAGCTATAACCCACACCGAAGGATATTTGTACCGAAATTAGATGAAAAAAAAGATAATACACCGGATACCAGTTCCTAAGAGCTGGTTCATGGCGGCAGGGAGTCCATCTATTAACTATTGCGGCCAACAGATGTATGAATGGACATACACGACCACACTACCAAAAAGAGAGCGTTTAAACATAGTCTATAGGGTCACTGCGGATGATAAACATAGGAATTGATCCCGGAGTTAATGGAGGGATAGCTATTATAGATAATGGTCATATAGAGGCCATTAAATGCCCTGATACGGTCAAGGATATGGCTGATGTCATAAAGGATGCAAAATGGGACTGTGTCAATATGTTCTGTATCATAGAGAAGGTTCACAGTATGCCCGGCCAAGGAGTAGCATCTACATTTAAGTTCGGTAAGAACTATGGACAATGGTTGGGTATATTGGCCGCTCACGGCGTACCGTATAAAGAGGTGCCTCCACAGAAATGGATGAAATATTATGGAGCTATGCCTAAAGATAAGACAAAGCGAAAGAACCACATCAAGCATTTAGCTCAGAGCTTATACCCTAATATAAAGATAACACTCAAGACATCGGATGCTATACTATTGGCTAACTGGTGCAGAGAGATAGCTCCTGATATAAGTGATTCACCATTAGCTACAGGGTTCATGCAGAAAGATGAGGGATAGTATTCAATGGGTCATAGACCAGTACACAAGGAGATATAAACAGGGAGAGCACAAAGGAGAGCCGGGCTGTAAGAATCACTATGCTAAGGAGACAAAGAGGCTAAAGCTATGCCCTAACTGTGAGCATGTCTGGGAGATAGGACACACAGGAAGATGTGTACGATATAATCATTTGCCTACTTATAAGCTAACTAAGGTTATTTGTACATTCTGCAAAGGGCTTAGAGGTAGTTATAAAGATAGATAAAAGTTATCCACAATGATATCCACAGCCTTAAAGCCTATTATAAATACCCTTAAAGATCCCTTTATGCTACCCTTAAAGAATTCTTTAAGCATAATATTATAATGATATATATAATAAATACAAAAAAAGAAAAAAGATATTAGAGCTGATATGATATGTGGATAACTCTATGATAACAGGATATATGGACATCTTTTGTACATGGATGGAATGGAATGAAAGGGAATAGTTGTGGGTCAATCACTCTGGCAGGGAAGGCTTTGCAACGATCAATACCCTATTGCAACCAGTTGTTAATATGAGTCCAGCATCAACACCAATAAACATATCTGCTATAAGTCATTATATATATGCACTTACAGGGATATATAGGTCATTATAATTATGCGCATAATATACATTATGTATAACTCAGGGGTTATGGGGGTAATGGAAAGGATGGCTGTGTGCACCACCCTCACTCGCAAATATGATGATAAAACGTCAGGTTGGAACCTGTTTTCTACAAAATTATATTCTGTATCGTCAACGATATGAATTATGACCATTTAGAGCGTCTTTTAAAGAATCATAGTAGGAAGACATCCTATTCAAGTAATATAAAGATAGCCTTTAATGTTATTAGCCTGTTATCGGCCATTATCTATAGCTGGGTAACAATGGAGAACCGGGTTAGTGACCTCGAGGAAAAGATATTGAAGATGGAGGAGATGGATAAGCTGGAAACTCAGATAAGGATGCTTGAGCTAAGGGGTAATGATATTGAATTAGATAATTTAAGAAAGAGGGTCAATTAATGGGGCACAATATAAAATTGCCATCATATATGAAGGTATTTAATGACCGGCAGAGGACTGCTATTGAATTGATGGCATCCAGACCGGGATTAAAAACAGGCGAGGCGGCCGAGGCATTGAATTGTACAACAGAGACTATTAGGGCCTACAGGCGTGACCCGGCATTTAATGACGCTGTATATAGTAGGTTCATGGAAATAAGTGGAGGAAAGCTCATAGATGTAGTAGATGCCATGATCAGGGAGGCCACAAAGGGGAATGTGCAGGCGGCCACGTTAGTATTAAAGCATTATGGCAAGCTGGAAGATAAGATAACGGTCAGGATAGAGTCACCGTTCGAGAAATTTTTGAAGATAGGTAATATAGATGAGGCGGAGGTCGTGAATGAAACAGATGCTGTTGATATTGGACAGGCTGTCGCTATAACGTCAAACCTCCCAGAGCGTGATGAGTCCAATGATAAGCCCTTGAAAAGAATAAAAGAAGAGAAAAAGACAGTTAGGGCCATTCAGAACGGAACCTATAAGCAAGACAAGAGAACCACAAGGCGAAAGAAGGCTTATAATTTGCGCATGAGGGCTGAAAAAGTAGGTATGGATATGCTACCACCGGGAAGACAAAGAAAGAACGTCAGAGAGGAATGGGTCAAAGAGCTGGAAAGCCGTGAACAGGCGATGGGAATTGTATAATGACATCACAACTTACCATCCCATTTGAAATTGATGATAATAAAAAAATAAAACAAATGATCCGGACGTTAAAAGTAGCCAAAGCCAATTTAGCTACCTCAAAAATGAATACTGATTTTTATTTACAGATATTAAAAAATGAAAGAGGGCATTTCTGCCCTCCATCATTAAAATAGCACAGCTACGGAGGTTTTTTCATACATCTCCCTTTCGCATCTTCTTACTCCAAGATGCATGGTTGGTTATACGAATGATCTGGCGATACATTGCACCTGAATACTCACGCCACTCATCACAAGACTCTAAGGCATCTATTATCATGTCATAAATGTCTTGTAGATATTCCAGAGTGTCCTCACGAGTGTCAAGGTTGTGCAAACGCTTAACAAATCTCTTGCGAGAATCATCATTCCTTAGCCACATGCCAAGAGCAAAGCGCCTGTCATTCAGCTTTTCCATTGCCTGTATGAAATTAGAATGACGGCCATTTGAGCGAATAAGGTCATCGCACATAACGCAAACACATTTATCTGCATCATCGTTGTGGATAAAATAATCTTTCATATTATCTCCTATTGTTAAAGGTTGAAAAGAACATCTGATATTATTTCTATAATATATATAACAAGAAGATAATCAACGTTGATTCTTGAGTGCCAACAAAACAACGTTGTTTCCATAAACAAAAAAAGCCTCGGTACTCCGAGGCTCTTTTCTTTTAGGGTTGCGGCGTGTTTATACTGTATAGTAATGTACCTGTTCGTCAGTAATATCTTTAAAGCCAACGCTGTCACAAAAATATACTTTAGTCTCGCATGTAATAGTGTCCATGATAGTTACTATGTCGCCAACAGACATTGAGGTGTGACCAATAAAGCCTTTGACTTTAGGGTCATCATGAGTAGCGTCTTGAATGTACTGTGCATCAAAACCATTGGAGGTTTTAAGGTCTGAGGTGGCAATGCGATTAAATTTATCATATAGTTGTTCGCATACTCCATTATTACTATACCAAGGATGCTCTGTAGGAAGCTCAAATACAGCGACATTGCTATAGTTGTCCTGAATGAATGTACGGCCCATATTCCAATACTTTTTAAGCCAATCCCAGCCCATCAAGGCATCACGATGAATATTTGTATTTTGATATTTAACTACTACTTTTAGCATGTTTAACTCCTGTGTTGTTGTATTATTGTGTATCATAACTAAAGGATTATAACACTTATAACATATATGATGCAAGTAAATAATAAATAAAAAAAAGGCCCATTTCTGGGCCTCTCTTTTAGGGTGTTTAAACGTCCTATGCAGTACCATACTGCGCTTATTTTACTAATGACCAAAACGAAGGTTTTTCCATCTCTTATCTAAGTTCGGAAATCTTTTGTCCCACTCATCACCTCCAAGTTCTTCGTTATCCTTTGCAGATGCGATGTCGTCAGTCATCTTTGTACCACATACGCCGCAAGAAGGAGCACCTTTATCAAACATGGTTCTGCTCATGCGTACAAAGTAAGGGTCTGTATCAGCGCATTTAGGACATTCTATTTTAAGATTCCTTGTGGTCTGAGGCTTTCTGTACTGTTCATAGTCGAGCTTTTTGTGTGGATATGGGCCAATCTTCTTTTCTATCTGCTTGATGGTTTCTGCAAGCTCTTCAGTCTCTGTTGTTGCTGTCATTTTACCTGTAAGGCCACAAGCTAACGCCATTCTGCGAAATGATGGGCCGTGTCCCTGACAGTCTTCTACTGCGTGTATCAATTCGTGGACTAAAACACCTGCCACTTTTGTGACCTGACTTTTATCAAGGCAAGGATTAATGAATATCTCGTTCACATTTGCATCTGAGCAAACACGCTTGAAACATACGCCAATGGTCTTGCCATGCTTTGAGGCTCCGCCCTTTGGAGGGTAGCCTACGCTGATCTTGACCTTTCTGAGATTCAGGGCGATGCCTGCTGGTTTGAAGACGAGGCGATTTAATTCGCGCGCCATTCTATTCAACCAAGTTTCTCTATTCATTTTCTTCATTTTTAACTCCTGTTTGTTTATTTGTTGTGTCATAACTATAACAAGTATAATACATAATGTTTAAACAATGCAAGTTATTTATGAAAAAAAATAGGCCCACCGAAATGGGCCTATTGGACGACCGTAGTTATGATGCGGAGTTAGGCTGAATAAGGCCTGTAGCCGCCCTTTATTAATGAGTGAATATAAAGTATATCAAGTGGCATAAAAAGCCGAATATGAGCCAATTAACCACGAATTTGCCTATTTTATCTACCATACTTAATCCGCGTTTACTGAGCTTGTATAATCCTGCTCTGTGATCAAGAACCTATGGCCTTTGAAAAAATAGAAATGCCATGTATTCATAGAGTGTTTCTGTCTGGCTCTGTAGATATTGACAACCTTGCCATTAGGCAGTTTTCTTCTGCCTAAAAATAACCTGTCTGTCAACCGACAAGTAAGTTTTGTTCCTGTTTTATACCATTCCATCTTACTTACTCCCTTCTGCCTTATCAATCATATCGCTAACTCTTTTAATAGTATCATTCTGCGTTGTATATTGCTCCATCCAACCCTTTACCCATTTTAAAGTATCAAGCATTTCAGGTGCTAACTTGTTTAAACTTTTCTTTTCTGCTTTTTTTCTTTCTTCTAATTGAATAAGTCTTAATTCGTGCAATGTTCTCATCTTACTCACCTCCTAATTCTGTGTCAATCATATCTACGGCATTGTCGACATCACCTTCATCAAATTCCTCATCGTCATACTCTGCACTTGGGTCACCTATTAAGCCCGAATTACAATAATCTTTCACTTTATCCTCAACAACACCTAACTCGATAGAATAAAAACCAAGCTCGCTGTGTACCTCTTCAATAAATTCTGAATATGTCATTACTTACTCCCTCTTACAGCTAAAATAGTTTTCCTTACAAATTCTCTTTCAGCTTTCACTAACTTTCTCGACATCTGATGCTTAGTTTCACACAATAGCGAGGTTAACCTTACGCTTTCCGTAGTGAGGAGTGAAACAATCAACTCTTTTTGTTCTTTTGTCATTTTTAACTCCATATTATTAATTAATTAGTATCATAACTAAAACAATTATAACAATGCAGATATATTACATGCAAGAAAAAAATGAATAATATTTAAAAAAATTTTTAAGGTAAATTAAAATAGTGAAATGACTGAAATATCTGCATATAAATCGAAATGGTTTGAATTTTTAAATTATGATCCGCATCCCGGCCAACAGAAAGTACACAAGGCCTTGGAGGACATTAGATTTGTTGTCGCTTGCTGTGGGAGGCGCTGGGGCAAGTCCATGGCGGCGGCCAAAGAGGCAGAGGCTTTAGTGTCTCAGCCAAATAAGAACGTCTGGATCGTAGCTCCAACTTACTCGACATCCGAGCGGATATTCAGGATAGTATATGACGATCTAATAATCAAGCATAATCTACCAACGCTCCGCAAGTCGTTAAATGATCAATACATCGAGTTTGAATGGGGGTCAAGGATAGAGGGCAAGTCAGCGGAACATCCGGAATCTCTAATCGGAGCTGGCAATCACCTCGTCATTATTGATGAGGCCAGCAAGATGAATCTCAAAAAAATATTTGAGATGTATCTACGGCCTACCCTTTCAGATACCAAAGGTAAATGCTTGATGATCTCAACGCCTGAAGGCTATGATGCGTTCTACGAGTATTTTCTCTATGCAAAAAAAGCTGAGATGTGGGACTCGTTTAACTCTCCCTCTTGGGAAAATCATCATAGCTTTCCGCTCGGTCAGGAAGACCCTGACCTTGTTGAGGCCAAGGAATCAATGACCAGAGAGGTCTTTGACCAAGAGTTCAGAGGTGAGTTCACGGCATTGGCTGGTCGTGTCTATAGTGATTTTTCACGCAATACCCATGTGGGTTCCCATCCATATAATCCCATGCTACCTGTATATCTGGGACTGGACTTTGGCTATCGTATGCCTGCCGCTGTTTTCTTCCAGACAGGCAAACTTGGGAACAAGGGCGATGACCATATATTTATAATTGATGAGATATTACACGAAAAGAATTTAAAAATATCTAAATTATGCGAGGCCATACAGGCCAAACAATATAGAATAGCAAGAGTGTTCGGCGACCCAGCCGGATATCAGATGCAGTCTTCTGTAGGGATGGGAGAGGCAGATCTATTCAGACAGATCACAGGGTGGCCTGTGATTAGTAGAAGGGACAGATATAGCAGGTCTATTTCCTCTGGAATTAGTCATGTCAGGCAGTACATGATGACAGCCAGCGGAGATATTAGACTGCATATTGACCATAAATGCACCGGGATAGTGGAAGACCTTGAGAGCTATCGCTACCCAGAGCACAAAGAGAACAGCAATCTAAAAAATGAGCCTTTGAAAGATGGGTACCATGACCACGGAGTAGACGCTCTGAGGTATGGTATTTGTGGCAGGTTCCCTATTAGAAAGCAAAAATACAGGGTTGAAAAGATATGATCGAAACAGCACAAATATTGATTCAGGAATCCTTGAAAGATCAAAAGATGCTATATGCACAGGATAGGCGTAACGCCATTTATAAACTACTGGACTATTATGCAGGCGACAACACAGCGCAGTATATAGAGGACAGGTTTAGTGCAGACGCTTTCAGGGAGATTCCGGTTTCAGAGTTCAACGTCACACGCAGAATGATTGACAGAATGAGCAGGATATATACTTTGGGTGCTACGCGAAATGTCAATAAAACCTACGACAGCATGACCATGAAAAAGCCGCACAAGATGAAACACATGGAAAAAATGACCAGATTAATTGGAACTATTGCCACACAGGTGGTGTTTAAACAGTACCCTGAGCCTCATTTTAATTACAATCCTGTTTATTATTTTGACGCTTACTTTGACCAAGACCCATTTGTGCCGTATGCCATTACTTATCCAATGGTGCAAAACGTCCATGATGTTTCCGATACTAAAAAATTGAATTACTGCTATTGGGATGACAAGCAATATTTGATATACGATGAAGATGGGAATATCATATTTGAACAGGTGCATAATTATGGCATCATTCCATTTGTATTCACGCACAGAGAACATCATTTAAACGAGTTCTTTGTAACAGGTGCATACGATATCTGTGCCGCTAATGAGCAGATCAATATACTGCTAACAGAGGCCGCATTGGGCATGCGTTTTCAAATGTTTGGTCAATATGTGATAGAGGGTATGTATGAGGAAGAGAAAATAATGCGTGCAGGGTCTTCAGAAATAATGGTCATACCCGAGCCAGCCAAAATGGACATCAAATCTCCACAGGCCAACGTAAGGGACGCCATCGACCTTGTAAAAGCAATCCTTGACCTGACGGCCCAAAATAATCATCTGTGGATAACATTTGCAGAAGATGGAAAATCAGACAGACCCTCAAGTGGTATCGCATTGAAAATAAAAGACTTAGAGCGCTTTGAGGATTATCAGGACGATGTGGAATTGTGGGAGCTGTATGAGCGTGAATTATATTCTGTTGAAAAAGTAATAGCAGAGGCTAACGGCATCAAATTGCCAGAGGAAATGGGTCTGAGATTTAACGAGCCAGACTATCCGATGAGCGCACAAGACCAGATAGCTGTGGATACATTTATGTTGAGCAACAATTTGATAACCCAAAAAGATTTGATGCTGAAATATAATAAGCATTTAACAGAGGGTGAGGCAGAGAAACTTGTAAACGAGAACAAGGAGGCAAATGCCGAAGGTCAAGGAACAGAAGGGGAAGAACGATCAGTTTTTAATAGGCTTCTTAACCAAACTCCAGCGTCTTAATGATATTGAGGTAGACATACCACAGGACAATATTGATGCGGTTATTAAAGACCCTCGTCAATATGCGCTTGATTTTATTGAGCTTGAGTTTGCAAAGAATGTACCAAAGTTTATTAAGGCGTATAAAATGGGTTTTGAGTTTGGGAAAAAGAACAAATGAAACACATTAATAAAGAATTTATAATCCTGTGTTGCTGGTATATTCTTTTATTTATATTTTTATCATTTTATGCCTGCGGTGGGGGCTGGGAGGTATGCGGCTATGAACTGGATAAAATATAATGCCCAAGGATATGGAAAATGGGGCCAGATCATTTAAAGGTCAAACGGTAGGCTCTGACAGCTTTGCCCTGACCATCAATATTAAGTGGCTGTGTCAGCTCATAGCTTTGATCATTGGCTTGACGGTCACATTTTACCAGTACCAGATGAAGATCATGGCTATGGAACAAGACATAGCACAACACAAAAAAGACATTGAGGAGCTAATAGCTCACCATGAACAGGAGGAAAAATTTAGGATAGAACAGCTTGAAGAGTCTGTTAAGTGGTATGAGAAGGAAATGGTCAAGGTCGGAGGCGTGTCATTAAATCCATTCTCTTGGAAAAAGAAACGAGGTAAGGGAGATTAATATGGAAGAGCTATTTGGCTTATATGCTGAGTACGGCGCCGTAGCGATAATTGTAGGGCTTTTCGTATATCTTATTATGAATTTGATGTCGAGCCAGAAAAAACAAGATGAGTGTCTTGATGAGATACAGCAGAATCTGGCAAAGATGGGAACCGTCATTGACAACACGCAGTCAATAACCATCAAGCTGGTCGATAGGTGGAACTCCGAGGCATCAGATTCTACAAGGCGTCACGAAAAAATGATTTCGGAATTAAATGATGTGACAGATGTTCTTATGGAGCTGAAAGGTGCCATGAGTCGCATTAATGGGAGGAACTGATGTACGAATATGACGCCAAACTTGTGAGGGTGGTGGATGGAGACACGGTAGATGCGATGATAGACCTCGGCATGACGGTCTGGATAAAAAAACGTATTCGCTTTCATGGTGTGGACACATGGGAAAGTCGGACGCGAAACAAAGCAGAAAAAAAGAAAGGACTGCTGGCTAAGGCCAGAACAAAAGAGCTGTTGGCCCTGAATGATGGTAAATTCAGACTCAGGTCTATGGGGCTTGGAAAATATGGCAGGGTCTTAGGAATATTAAATGTAGAAGGGCACGAGAGAACTGTGAATCAGATGCTTATAGATGAAGGCCATGCATACACCTATCATGGGGAAAAGAAAAAGACCTTTAAATGATAAAGTCTCGCAGAAATTACAGCTTTAAAAAAGCAGGGAATCAAATCCAAAAAACGATTGCTGAGATGTTGACCGATATGGCCCGATATCAGAACGAAAGCATACAAAGGGGCATAGACACCCAGACAGACATAAAAGGGGCGAAATACGTTAAATTAAGCACCATCTCAACACTCCCTATACGAAACAGAAGGGGTCATGGCTTTACACCACTTGACACGATGAAAGGCGCAAGGCAAAAAAAGCTAAGGAATACAAAAATCACACCAGCAAAGCCGGGTAGTCTCGTGTCTCAAGTTTTAATGCTTACAGAGCATGGCGTGTATCACAATGAGGGCTTTACTACAGCCGCAAATTCAATGATTCCGGGCAAAAAAGTTCCTAAACGTGAATGGTTTGGCATCACAAAAGAAATGAAAAAAAACGGCGCACAATACAAAAAATTTGTTGAAATGGCGCTGTTTAAACTGGCTCATTCGTTAGTTAAATAATGGCAACAAACGCTGAACTTATAGCATTGTTTGGAGATGACTTTGAGAACGTTTTAGCAGGTCTATCCCAATTACCTCCAGAGGCAAGGCAGTTACTTGATCAGGCAATGGGTAAAATGCTGTATGACGCGGATGTGTTTACGTCAAGAGTAAACAAAGCTGTACAAACTCAGGCGGCGGCAGGAATATCAACTAACGCTATTAAAGCAGGTCTATTGACCGACATGCAAACAGGTGGCCCTGTATTTGGGGAAATAAGAAATTCTGTTAAGGGCGCCTTGGTTGAGGGCATAAATCAGTCAAGTAGAGCAGGTCAATTCCAAGCATTAGACCCAGAGTCTGACACGCTGTTCACTTGGGTAACTATAGCAGGGCACAAAGTTTGCCTTGATTGCGCTCCAAGAGGAGGACAGCAAAAGACGCTCAAAGAATGGGAGCAGGAAGGTTTACCCGGTACAGGATGGTCGGTCTGTAAGGGGTATTGTTATTGTATTATCGACCCAAGCGGAAAAATATCTCCCAGATTGCAAATGGAGGGAGTTGTTGAGAAAGGCGCTACGGTTAAAAAGAAAAGAGTAGCTACAGCGGTTTCAGCAACAAGTACGGCATTAGATAAAAAATTCACAAGTGGGAACGCAGAAGGGAATCAGCATTTTGTTGATGCGTTCACAGACAGTAGTAAAAAATTTAAACAAGTGTTGGGACAATTTCCTGAACTGAAACATATATCTCAAAGAGGGTCGGGGTATTTTACAGAGCACAGGAATAGAGCATTTGAAAAATGGTATAAAGGTGAAAAAGATATTAAATACCAAACAAGGCATGGGGGAATCAATATAGAATATCAAATTAAAAACACGCCTGCTTATAAAAGAGAATACGGTACGATTAGGCATGAATATGGGCATTTTATGCATCACAATATCCATCCTAATATAGGGAAAATGGATTCAGTATATAAAAAATATTACGCAGACCTTAAAAATGGGGTCGTTGTATCTGTTGATGATTTTGCAAAACTAAACAAATTGAGCAAAGCAGATGCCGACCAGTTAAAATTCCATGAGGCCTATTTTAAATCGCGGCACAAATTAGGGGTAGGCAGTAAGTATAAACGGACAAACAAGGTAATGGCGGAAAGTAGAAATGAAAACTGGGGTATGATGCATGAGATGAGAAATATGGTTCATTTCGACTTGCCCGGTGGAAAATATTTTACAAAAGACCATGCCCTCATCAAGGCATTAAAAAAAGATGAAAACGCCACGATGGCATATATTCAAGATTTATTTGGAGCGTTAACTCACAATAAAATAGGATATGGACATGCTGATTCATATTATAAATGGGCAACTATGGACAGGCACGAGGTATTCGCAAATTTGACAGCATTATATAGCCATCAAGACCCTATCTATTGGAATTGGCTAAAACAAACCTTGCCTGAGTTAACTACCTATTATGAAGAATTAATGGAAACAATTTTAAGAGATGGGTATTTTGGAACAGCGATGAATTAAAGTTTTATTTTTTTCTGCTTTTCAAAGTCGTCATCCACAATACCTAATTCTTCATTAATGACCTCATCGTAGCCACGCATAGGTGTTTTAGTTTTCAATGCTTTATTTAGGGCCTCAAATAGCTCATCATCTGGATATCCAAAAACAGGTGGAAACTCTCCAAACATAGATTCGTACTTTTTGCTAAGATCAGCAATTTCGTTTGTCATATATATACCTCCATAATTACTGTTTTAATTTACAACGCTTTTTTATACCCAAAAAGCCTCTTGCTTTTGCTATCATAACTAAAACAATTATAACACATAATATGTATATGATGCAAGTAAAAAAAATAATAGCCTTAAAAAAAACTTTAAGACTATATTCTATTATGAAAAAAGCAGGGAGATAAGCCAGATGGCTGAAGAAACAACAACGCAAGTTGAAGAACAGGACGTTCAAACTACAACGCCAGAGGGCGAGGTAGATTACGAGGCACTTTATCAGAAAGAGAAAAAGTATTCACAATCCTTGAGGTCGCGTGCTCAAGATGCTGAGTCTAAAAACGATAAACTTTCGCTAAAAGCGGAGGAAGACCGTCAGGCAAAGCTGATTGCAGAGGGCAAGAAAGATGATCTTATAACAGAGCTGAAAGAAAAGACGAAAACGCTGGAAAGCAAGTTGGTGATGTTTGAGAAACAAGATGCGGCAAAGAGGGAGACATTGTTGGAGGCTATACCTGAAGATGAGAGAGTGCATTATGAAAACATGAATTTAGAACAATTAGAGCATTTCGTGAGGCAGGCACAACCTTCAGACGTTTCCAATCCGGCAGAGGCTGTTCAGGGACGTACTAATACAAACGTCAATCTTGACTCATTCATGGCGAATGATGAAAAGTTCAAGCGTGAGAATTATGGAGATATTGTGAAAGCCTACGACCGAAAGGCCACACAAAAAACGAAAATTACATAAGGGGCATTAAATGGCAACACCTTCTGGAACCGTTTTTGATACTGGTGTAACTCAATATTTCATCCCAGAACTCTGGGGTGACTTGATCATATAGGTCGTTTTCATAGGTGACTATGATTATTACTATTGCGGAATTAGCCGGGAAACCTAAGTGCGAAAGCATAAGGCAATCCGAACCGAAGGCTGTGTGTAGCACAGTCAGGGGCAGAGCATAGGCGATGAAAAGATATAATTCGCCCACGAGGCCGCAACTACTTACTGAGTAGAAAAGATATGCCGATACTCCGTAGAAATGCGGAGATGTGAGATAAAAAGCTCACAGCAACAATGCTATAAATATTTTGAGGAACGTCTGGTATTCAAAAATACTATTGAAGATTACTCTTCACTTGTTCAGAGTAGTGGAAAAATTATCCATATTCCTGAAATTGCAAAAATGACAGCATCGAGTTTAACAGACGGCGCGGCAGTTAGTTATGTCGCTCCTGCTGAAACAGAAACTCAGTTAACTATCGACAAGCATTACTATAGTGCAAAGATGTTTACTGACGTTTTACAGGTGCAAAGTCAATATGACCTGATCTCAGCTTACGCTAAAGCTATGGGCTATGCTCTGGCTAAACAGGTCGATTCTGATATCGCCGCTCAGTTGATTACTGTGAACCAAGGTGCAACCTTGACAACTGATGACCAAATTACAGCCGCAGAGTTTGAGGCGGCCATTGCTAATTTGGGCGAGAACGACATTGATTATACGTCTGGTGACGTTTTCTTTGTTGTTAATCCAACCTTGTATGCTGACATGCTTAATCCTGCTGGTACTTTTGGTGCGAGTTTTGTCAGAGCAGACATTACAGGTTTTAACTCTGGTAACAGCCCAGCACTTACAGGTGTTGTTGGACGATTAATGGGCATGCCAGTTCTTATGTCAAACTCGCTATCAGCCGGCGGCACAAATGTGTCCGGTGTGATCTATCACAAGAGCGCATGCGCGATGGCAGTTCAACGCGATATAGACGTAAAAAGCCAGTACGATGTAGACTATTTGGGCACTAAAGTGGTGGCCCACACATTGTATGGAGTGAAAATACTTGATGACTCTGACAATAAAAGAGGATACAAGTTCACTAACGCAAGTTAATAACTGATTAAATGAATTGGGGCCGTTTAAACACGGCCCTAAATTCGCAGGATAATTATGAGAACTTTTAAATGGCCTAATGAAGACGAGTCTTTTCAGGTTGATGATTCTACCGATGGTGGAAAGGATACCTGTAGCGACCTGCTTGCGAATGGGGCAGTTGAAATAAAAGCATCAAAGAAAGACAAACCAACAATGGCGTGGAAAATAAACGACATCAGAGAATGGTTGTCTGACAATGATGTTGATTTTGATAGAGGCGATTCTAAGAAAGAACTTTTAGCTCGTTTGTAGCAAATATCAACGGCCTGTTCATGCACAAGTCAAGTGCTTTAATGGCGACCTAAAATAAAGGTGATAAAATGGCAATAGACCTACACAAGCACTCTGCGCAAGAGGCTCAAAACATTACGGCGCGCAGAGCTGTGATCAGAGTGACACCCACGATAACTGGTGTCCAGTATTCTAACAATGACGTATTGTTTACGACAACAGAGATACCAGAGGCGGTAGGGTATCCGGGTGGGGCGTCTAAGTTGGTAAATATTACAATCAATTCTAAGTCATCAAGTTTATTTGATGCGACCCTTTGGTTTTTTCAGGTCAACCAGAGCGCAGGCACGGTCAACGCCGCATGGAACATGAGCGATAGCGACTTTGGAACAGCTAAAAATCTTGGCTGTATATATATTGACGGCGACAATCTACAACAGAATCCGGGAGGTGGCAGGGTCTATACCATTATGCAGGGCTATAAAGCGTTCACAAGTGCCACTAAGACCTATCCTCAGCTACCATTGATGTTGCAGGCCGCATCAGGCTCTACAAGTGTTTATGTGGCCGCAAAGGTGCAAAGTGAAGATGATCCGGGGAATACGACACCATCATTCAGCGTTGGCGATATTGAATTAGTATTTGGCATTGACTATTAGGAGATATTATGGCAGACCTACATAAAAGATCAGTACAGGAGGCAATGAATATCAGCGTAGGGGGCAAGTGGACGGTGGCCTCAGTTGCTACTCACTCTGGGACATCAAACACCAATACAATACATTTTAGCGTAGATGAGAACACATCGCAAATAGGTGTATATAGCGCTGTAGAGCTTTATTTTAACTTTTCAACTACTACAACAGATGTAACAGTAGCGAATGACATGATCATTCCATCGTCAACGCTTGTATTTTTAACAGTTCCCAGAGGTCTGGGCGATACTGTTTATTTTAATCATTTAGGTAAAGGCTCTGCTGGGGCCGTAAGAATTGTAGAGGTATAAATTATGATAGAGTCCGTCCTTGGAAAATCGGTAGCCGCAAATCTGTCCACAGGGGGGACTGTTGACGGAGATCTTACAATAACAGGAGATCTCGGTGTTGCAGGTGATGTAAGTATCAACCTGACCTCTGTTGTATCAAATAGCACAATCATAGACGCTACAGGGACAGAGGCCTTTCTTGTCCGAGCCAATTCAGATGGTGGTGACATATTCATAGTCGATACAACTAATAGAGATGTAACAGTTTCAGATACATTAATTATCAATCCAACAATTTCAAGCGGCTCAGAAACAACTTTAGCATTTCAAAGAAGCGGCACAAATAAATGGAGATTTATACAACCTTCTGATGATAGTTATCTAAAACTATATAATGACCAAGCAACTGCTACT